ACAATCTTATTGTCAAAGGCGACTTCACCCTCAATACGGGTGGCCTTCTTCAACGGCATATCGATGCTGCTGATACCAACGTTTGCGCCAATACTACCGGAGACACCATTCCACGCGAAGGTATAACCAGCACTTGGAGCCAACAGACCAGGATTCGGATTGACATACCCAAGCCATGCAGATTTTCCGAAGTTGAACGCATATGCTGCGGTTCCACCTTCTTCATTGGTTGCATAAATAGACTCTGCAACAATGAAACGATCAATTTCCAACATCGCAGCCACCATATCTGGAGTCATGTTCGCACCAGAAGTGAATTTAATCTGCTCGCGGAAATCTGGATGGTTTTTCAACTGACGCCAAACCTGCCACCCGACTACCATCGTGTTGGGCTTGAAACCCGTTACACCAAGAATGGCTTCAACAGCAGTATCCACATCATCCTTTGGATCACTGTTAACGAAGTCACTCCATTGATCAGTTCCCGACAATGTGACATCTGTTCCCCACACACCTGTCGTAAACACATCGGACACAAACTTTCTTTCCTGACGGAGAAGAAGACGCTGTGTCACGAACTCAGTCGCTTCTGAATCCAAATTCAATGGATTGTCTGCATTGTTCCGTGTCTGATCTCCAATGTCCTTATGGAAAGCATACACATCAGCATTATACGAAGCGGTTGTTAGATTGTACCCACTGCCTGCAGATTCGGCTGAATCGGCTCGACGCTGGGCTTCATCCCTAAACCAATCGTTTTTAGTATACGTAAAATACAAGTCTGACACTTTATCAACAGTGATAATTGGAAAGACTTGTGTTGCAACATACTTTGAACGATCTTGAATATACGCCACACTGATATTAGTCAATACGGCATCAACATGTACACTATTTCTTGTGGGCTGACCCATTATTTATCCTCCCGGCTTCAACGGTATTTCCTTCTCGATCTTCGTCAATAACTCGTCGGAGCCATCGCTCCCAACCTTTGATTAGACCCTTTACCAAACGAATTGATAATGCATGAAACTCTAAACTCGATTGGCGCATTATTAATTATGCAGCTCTATGTGGGTTCAAACAATTAACTGTAGCTGTCGCAAGTTCACCAGCAGCACCGCTAGCAACAAGAACTACTCCTACGACATATTCAGTTGTGTCCGTACCTGCAGTTTTTGCATCTGCTTGACCATCAGCAGCTGTACCAATCAAATTTCCAATAGACAAAGCTGCATCAGCACTGACTTTTGAAATGCCAGTCACCATGATGGTAGCTTCTTGACCGCTCGTCGGTGCATTTTGCAGAATACCGATAGGAACATCAGTAGCTGCAGCACACACAATGACGGTATCCGTCGTACTGAGTTTCACGTAATAGTACTGGGATGAACTCAAATCAGCACCAGCCACTCGTGTGAAAGTGAACCCTGGAATTGTCCATGCCATCTTAAAATTCTCCTATGATTACTGGTTATGCGATTCTCTGGTTTCAGACACATATTCAGAATAAAGATCAGAATGTGACTGTGCAACTTCCTTAATCGCTTGGGCTTTTGAAATACCCTTATTTGCCATCAACTCCGATGCCAACGATTCAATCTTGGCATAGGTTGAACCCATCGATTGGGTTTTCTCCCCAATTTCAGAAGTCAACAATGTTTGAATAGCTTTATTCCCCGCAACCAATTGAGTTTTAATGGACTTCTGATCCTTCTCATCCAATTTCTCAATAGCACCAAGCATTACTGCCTTCTCTTCTACTGTGCCAGGAAGATGAGGAAATTGCTTTTGAACCTGATCTTGCAATTCTCTCGTAATCCTTGCCTCTTTCTCAATTGCTGCAATTGATTCTGCAGCTTCAGCTTTGGCTACGGCTTCTTCAGCTCTCTGGTAAGCTGCTTCCAATTGTGACTTTACCTCATCTGGAAGAGTAGCCAGAACTTCATCGGAAATTTCTTCCGTGTCGGGACTGGTATTACTGGTTTCCAGTTCTGAGATTCGTGTTTCTAACGTTTTGACGTACTCTTGTGCGTCATCGTTGAGTGAAGTAATATCAAATCCCACGATCTGCACCTCCTGGTTTACTGCCGGACTGACATTCTGGTTACTCGATTCCGGCATTTTCGTTAATCGAATAATAGTTTCTTCCAACGTCTCAACAGCGTCTACCATCCCTTTTGATAGGGCTGATTTTGCGCCAACAACTCGTCCTTCACCGAAATTATCAATCACAGTCGCCGCTTTTACACCTCGTCCTCGTGCTACGGCTTCAATAAAAGTATCATACCGCTCATCAACACGTTCCTGAATTGCTTCATGAGCTTCCTTGGACAATGGTTCCAAAGGCGATGTATCGGCCTTAAATTTACCGGCTTTAATAATCGTAATATCTCGACCTTCAGATTCTTTGGCTCGAAATACGCTTTCGTGGACAGCGATGACACCGATACTTCCGACCTCACCGCTGGGCGTAACTACAAATTCATGTGCCTGTGTGCCCAGCCAATAGGCTGCGCTGGCAGCAAGAGAATTTGAGTGCGCCACGATTCGTACCTTATCTCTGGCTTGAAAGATTTGGTTTCCCAATTCTTCAATCCCTGATACCGCTCCTCCTGGGGAGTCAATATCCAGTACGACCGTTCCAATATCAGGATTGTTCGCCAAAGTTGCAAATTCTTTTCCCAATGATTCTGTGGAAACTCCTCCACTAATCGCATTCATCATATTCATGCGATGGGAGATGGTTCCATGTATCGGAAGAACAGCAACTTTNTTTCCTGGTAAAGACGTATTTTCAGATTCAAATAATTCAGCTTGTAACACAGGCCGTTGTTTCGTTAAATTCTTAACTTCTTCAGACGAGAGGGAAAGGCCCTCTACCTTNAGTTGAATAAACTCGACAATGGCCTGAAGCTTCGAAGGCATAATCGCCCACGATGTATCACACATAGATCGAACAATATGCTCATATTTCATTAATTTCCCCAGAGCTGCTCGTCTTCTTCGACACTTGTCTTCAGTGTCACGCAGTAAAGCTCCACAAATTCGATCATTTCCTGTTTTTCTAACACATGCAGCAAAATCTTTAAATTCGCAATTATGTCCAAACGGCATCTTACACTTTAATCATCAGCCGATGAAATAGATATTGAAAACGTAAACGATGCATTATCTGTGCTGACATCCGTAACTACCCATTTTGCCTACACTTTAATCATCAGCCGATGAAATAGATATTGAAAACGTAAACGATGCATTATCTGTGCTGACATCCGTAACTACCCATTTGGCTCGCCACAGATTACTGACTGGGCCTTGATTAACACCAACCGACAAGGCTGCATCGTTGGGTGTATGTAATGATGAAGTCGGTGTAACTCGAAAATTGACAAGAGCAAGATGTTTTACAGCTCCTCCATTTCCTGCCACTTCCGTAAAATGGAGAAAATCATCGTAAGTCGTACCGCCATCAGGAGAGGATTGCATATATACATTTAACTTATCTCCCGCTTCGGTAGCTGCGGCAGTCACGCTTAATAAAAATGTAGCTACATCTAACTCTGCAGGAGCATTCATCCCCACACTGGCAGTTCCATTTGCTGTTTCCGTTCTACTTGCGACCAGTGTACTCATATTTCTACCACCTCTAACAATCGGACGTTAATATGCATGAATCTTACTGAAAAAATCAACTCATTTTAAGATAAACGATTTTCTGGTTAAAATATAGACTAATCTTCATCGTCCGTTTCATCGATGCCGGTTCCTTCATCACCGGATTCAGTTTCTGGTTGCCCCGTGCCTCCTGCCGAATCCGCTCGTGTCACAGGTAATCGTGCTGCTCGTAACACGGATTCCTCTAATACTGGATTCGGGAATAAAGCCATTCCCGATGCGCTGAGGTTTTTCAGATACGTCCCGATAGCTTCAATATCCGGTACGTTGACTTCCTCATGATCGAGGCGAGGATGGTTTTCCAAACTCATTCCATTTAACGCCAATAGTTGAGGAATCGCATGTTGATTCAATACGTCTCGAATCATATTCATCCAGCCATTGAGAGCAGTATTAAATAACGAAGTTTTACTCTTGCTTAATGCAAATGATCCAAATCTATTCGAATGTCCCAGTTGAATAAAATCAGCCAAGACTGTCATCGCAATCCGTTGGTCATACCGACTGATGATTTGATTTGTATCGAACACTCGACGACCGCCAGAACTTAATAATTCAAGCTCCCACCCAAAAGGTTTCAAAATACCTTCTTGCTCATCACGACGAATGGATCGAACTAAATCTTCAGCTAACTGCAATTGCGTGACTGCTAACGGGTCGGCGTTATTCCATAAATCCAATCCCTCGGGAGCAGTCATCATCGGTAATCCTGCCAAATCCCGTTCCAACCCAATGCCTTCAATTTCTTCAATTTTCTTTTTAAAATACCAGGGACGATAACTGTTCCGAAGAGCAGATCGACCTTCAGGATTATCCTTTAAAATTTGTGTCCGAAACAACAGCGAACGGCTTAATGGAATCGTGATATACCCTCCCGAATCGCTGGCTTGCACCATTCCCTCGATATCCCCATCGTCACCAAATTCCCATCGCGCTAATGAATCTTGACCACGGATAGGCAGTTTACGCCAGCCAATTAATCCATCATCGAACTTGGAATCGGTGCTAGAATTTCCCGTCGCCCCTTCTCGTCGTTTATAGACAATCTCGTGCCACGACCATCCATAGGTCAACATGCTCAACACTTCACTCATGAAACTACTCCAACTGTCGGACATGTCATTCATACACGATCCCAAGAAAATAGCTCGAGGGTCTCGTGCAGCATCTTGTTCCGAAGGCGGTAAAGGTTGAGCTACATCGGATGGTTGGTCTTGTGAAGGCGTTGCCACAGGGTCAGACGGTTGTTTTCTCTGGTCTGGATCTTCTTCTGTCGCAACAATCTTCCATTCCACTTGTCGCATCAACATTTCAATAGCAAACATAATCGCCCCAACCGTNGGGTCGTTGTCTCGCATCTCTCGAAAAACTTTAACCGCTTTGGTTCCTCTCAAAGCTGGTAAAAATTCTTCTTGCACAATGCCATGCGAAACAGCTAATCCTGTTGAACCGATTTCCGTGAAGTTAGCGGGTTTAGGCCCTCGCCGTTTAGCCATGATTCCTCCAATAGCTGTTTTTGCTACTGTCTCCACTTCTGGGTGGTAATCCTACAATACCACCTTTTTCCAATAATCGAATAACCATTTCAGTAGCGTCTGGAGCATCGTCGTGATCGGCTCCAGGAAATTCATCGAATTGACCAAAAAATAAAGGGTGTTTAGGAACCAAGTGTTCAGCGAATCGAACGATTCCGCTTTCGATTAACGGTTGAATCCCCAGAATCCGCGCCACCTTGTTTGACGAATGACGCAGCATCTTCCACGCAGGATACAATGTCCGTTCTCGTGCGCGTCGAGCAATATCGAATTCTAAAAGGTTTTTATACATATTTTCTTCAGCCCCAAGAATTCGCGGTTGCCATGTTTGATAGATATCCAGAAGTTTATCGATTTGCTGGTCGGGAAGATCACGTTTCATCCAAATATCAAAGACATCAATAAATCCATCTCGGGTGCGCCCTGCCGTCACAATACACGCATAGTCTCGGCGACCGCGTTTCATTTCTCCCGGACGTTCGCCTCCTGCCGGATCAAAGGCTGCCGCGATGGAAATAAAAGATTTTAAATGGTCTTCGGTCAATTGAAAATATTTGAACGAGAAAGGATCAAAAACCTTATCCTCTTCCTCACGCGGATCGTTCATCATTTCTCGCGCAAAGCCCAAGGTTCCGACATTCGGTTCGTTTTTGTATTTCTCCAACTTATCCAAAGGCCATACTTCTGGCCACAGCGATTGGTTGTCTGTTTTACTGTTCCCGATCCGATATCGCTCGTTATCACGGGGAGGGATATTAATCGCCCGATATAGTTTCCCGTTCCATGTTTCTTGATCCAACACGAGATCAGCAATCAAACAGTCATGGTGCGGAAGGTTCCCAATCACATAAAGATCCCATTCTCGTGCGCCCAACCCCATGAACGTCCCTCCGAACCAGCGTTTGTGGCGACGACGCTTTAAAAAGGTATCAGCCGTTTCCGGTGACTCGGGGTCATCCAAAATCGCCAAGTCAGGCCGACGCTCACGGTATTTCAATCCTCGCATTCGTGCGCCCATGCCCTTGGCCATAATAGTGGCATAGCTTTGAATGACCAACTGACGGTCAGTCCATTTCACTGACTGACCACGGACATCCATAGCAGGCAACAAATGAGGAAAATCAGCCACCAGCGATTCATTAGTTTCAAGCTCCTGGGTAAGGGTCGCCAAGTTCGCCTCGGCTGTGGTTGCGGATTCCCCAATCATGAGGATAAACCACTTCAACCGATAGGCCAGTNCATATAGCGGGAGTCCCAACGAGATAATGGTGGTTTTCCCAAACTGACGAGGCGCAATGCGAGCTATCCGTTTTGAAACACGAGGGTCATCAACGCAGGTAAAAATATCATGGTGCAGTTCAGAGAATCCAGCTGTAAAGTGATGGGGTAAATAAATCTCGCAAAAACGACGCACACTATGTCGAGCTTGATCGATGCGACGGACATTTTTAATATCACTTCGACTGGATCGAAGCCCTGCAACCGCTGACGATAGATCCAGCCCCGACGCAGTTGGCGTAAACCGCACAGGCCCAGATTTCAAATCCCCTAAGGTTTTCATGAAGGCTTCGAGTTCCCATGTCCATTATTCATCATAGCGTCCAGATTCGGCATCGCCCGAACCGAGCGCAAATGTTCCACCATCATGTCAGCAATCCGCGCCGTCAGCGTACCGAGATCAGAAAACGAGAGATTCAGAATATCTTCCTCCGTGACGTCAGGATCATTCACGCGCCCTTTCATCAAGTCATACACGGCATGAGCAAACTCATCATCCTTGGGGCCTCGTCGAATTACTTCCGAAGCCAGCATATCACGCAATCGCCATGTCCCAGTCCCTAACTTCCACTCATTCACGGGTTTCATCGTCTGTCTCCTCATTCTGTGTCGGCGCAGGATGCATTCCAGGGTCACGCGCATCCAGCGCCAGATTCGACCATTCCTGCTCGATAGCATCCAGCGTCGATTTCTCCCCCACATGGGTTGCCACGACCATGCCCATTGATTCTACGACTCGTTTAAACGTGTCCAGCGTAATNCTGCCGCTGCTGTGGATTTGNTGAATCCGCTGGACGGTACGGCTGATTTTTTCGATTAAATTCCCTGCATCGGTAATGTCCAACACTTTTCGCGGTTTACTGGTTTTACTGCTGTCTGCATGCCATGCGATCAAGGCCTCGGCAAACGTTTCATAGCGTTCCACATAGTCAATCACCAACGTGCGGAGCAATTGGACTTCGGGAACGAGATCCATCACATCCTGTTCGATGGATTCCAGCTTCCCCAATTTCTCGCGGAACCCCTCGTGGTCAATCGTGGAATAGCGTCCAGATTTCATTTTTGATCGTCCTCCGTGTAAATAACACCGTCCCTGGCCGTGATGGGTTGTCCACTTGCCGGCAGGGTTGCGACACTGCTGGTCGCGATAGCCTTCGGAGCGCAATTGCGCGTCACAGAACGGGCCAGTGACTTGATTGGTTCGACTGACCGTGACCATCACGATTTCTTGACAAATTCCATCAGCGTATGCACCAGNACCACGCCCACCAGTGTTCCAGCCTCGCCNTCCAGGGTGAGGTCATAATTCGTCGCCGTCAGCAATTGCAGCGTCAACAACACGCCACACATCACGACCACTCGCGCNANNCCCCACACCGGATGCGAGGGATGGCGTAAACTCTCCACTACTGGCGCAGCAGGCCATCTCCTATGCGTCACGGTCGATGACCTCCGCGTCATCGTGTCCGTACGGCGCTGGCTCGGGGGCGGGGGCTGGCGGCGTCTCCACCGCCACTGCCGCCACCGCAGGCGTCAGCGTCGGCGTCGGCGTCGTGTGGCTGCGGGGG